TGATAAACAAAAAAATCCTCTGCTGACGCGAGTGCTCTATTAAACAATCGTTTGTACCACACAGCGTGATAGGTTATGTCACTGTAAAGCAAATCTGCATTGCTGTGCAATTTGTCATGGTAGTGAACAGGATGTTGCCGTGTAGGAACCCTGTAAGGGCTAGTATGAACCACAATAAAAACATCATACTGATCTATGTCAACTGACAGCAATTGTTGCAATAATCTGTATTGACTTGCACCAGCTTGTGCTAAGTTTGTTACTTGGTAATTGTTTGACAACAAATTTGGCCAGCCAAATACTTTGGGGTATTTGACTGACCAATCGGCTGCAAAACTATCGCCGATTATAAGCAACTTCATTATTTTTGTTGCCGTGCCCTAATCATTGCAAGAATGTCTTCTGCCTTGCTACCTGACTTGTTGGCCTGCACAGGCGCTGTTGCAACTGAAGCCGCTGCATCTGCTGGATCGTCTTCTTCTTCTTTCACAGCCTTTGGTGGGGTAGGCTTGGGATCAGATTTGACCACAGATCCCGCGGTGTCATCGTCGCTGTCACTTGCGCCTGGCGCTGTCATGCCAGCTGGGCGATAGTATTGACCCCAACGTTCCATGTCAAATGGTTGACCATCCACTGATGCTTCAAACATTTCTTTCATGACCTTGAGTTCAACCTCGCCTGGTTTCTTTGGCAAGAAGCTGGCCAAATCATAAAGCCCATGCTTTTCAATTGCTTCTGCTTCTTCCGCAGTTAACGCAGATTCCTTACGTGCCCATTTACTGGTGCTGTAGTCTGCATAACCACCTTTTTGTGTCTTGGCAATGCGGAAATCAAGACCAGCCGCATAGTCAGTTGGCATTTCTTCCATTTCAGGATCCATCAATGCCGATTTGATTGTGTTGAAAATCTGAGGTCCGATGATAAAACGTCGGATTGGATTCTCAGGGGTCTTGTCTTCGGAGATAGGATTCTCACGTACAAAGCCTTGGAAGATATAGCTACGCTTTTTCCAATACTTACGACCCATTTCTTCAAGACTTTTGTCCTTGAACCAAGGACGTACTTCTGCCAAGATTGGACATGCTTCTCCCCACATTTCTACACAGGGCACCTGCACATACACTGTCTTGGATTCTGCTTCACCTTTGACACCTGCAAAGGGCAATTTGATCATTGCACGTTCTACCCAAAAGAAAGTGTTCTTTGAGTTACCATCAGGTAAGAAACGAACCAGCGCACTAGTTCCTTCTGCCATGTTCCAATGTGGGTAAATTGCGTTGTCGCCGCTGAACTGACCGCCTTTGTTCGACTCTGCGGCTTGGAGTCGTGCGCGGATTTCTGCTAATGAGGCCATAATGTTTTCTCCTTATAAAATGCCTAAATGTGCCTAAAAATTTGCCTAATGTACAAAGCACCTGTGCATTGTACAACTTTATTTATACAGTAGTCAACAAAGAAGGCACAAAATCTGTGCCTTCTGGATAAAAATTATTGTGTTTAGTGACCTAATGCCAGTCTTTTGATTTTGTCAAGTTCACTTTCGAACTGCACTTTTGGTATCGGTGTTGTTTTTGCTGGGATCTTTGGTGGTTGTGGTGCTGCTTTAGCGGCTAATTGATCTGCTGTTGGTTTGGTTGCTTGTGCTGCTGGTGAAACGTAGGCAGGGTTCATCTTTGCGCCAATTTCTTTTGGATCAGTGATGTCATCAGTTTCCACCATTGGTGGAGGAGGTGTAGTTGGTGCCTGACCTGCTGGTTGTGCTGGAGGGCCAGCCGGTGCTGCTGGTTCTTCAGCTGGTGGTGTTTCACCAGTAGGTGCAGTGGAAATTTCTGGAACTTCCATGCCAAGTTCTTCCATGCGTTTGGCAATCAACTCTCTTGCGTCTGCGTCAGGATCTGCTAATGCCAATGTGTCAAGACGATCAAATAAAATGTCATCTCCAAAAATATCGTATAGTTGTTCTGTTGCATTGGTTGCATCTGGACCAACAGGTAATTCGTTTGCCATTAAATCTGTGAGTTTACGTAGTTTCTCTGGAGTGTCCGGAACTGACCATGTGCCTTCTAATAATCTATTAGACCAAATTTCAAATTCACTTGCCTCTTTCATTTGTGTGTTCCTTAATTTTGCCAACAAAGGTAATGCTGATTCTATGCGTTGGTCCAGTGTTTGCTCAATAAACATAGTGCGGAGATCTTCAACCATGATGTCAGTGTCATCAATGTTGCTTGGATTCCATGATTCAAAGTATCTATCGTATCCCCTTGAATTGCCCAAACTTTTTAATGTGTGTTTTGCCTGTTCATAGTATTGGTTGGCTGTTTCTACAATGTTCTGTGTTGATCCTTCAAATACTCTGCCATGATGTGCTCTACGGAATCTGCTGAGTGTGTTGATTTCTGTGACCATTTCACAAATGTGTTGGCCTCTATGATCATAGGGACGACCGCCTTGGCGTACATGCTCTAGCATTGCTCTTGCACCGCTGAGATTTTTAAATGGAAGTTTGAATCTTTCACCGTCAGTGGTTTCAACAAAAATCTTATCAATATGCCTGAATCTTGCATCACCTTCTTCTAAGCGGCGGCTGTGTTGTATAAACAATCTTGCTCCAGAATCAGGTTTACTCCAACTCTGTGTTCTATTGCCTACTAGACTTTCCATTACACTTTCGCGAATTTGATTCATACCTTTTAGTACAAATTTCATTCTGTTGATGTTTTCTAGATTGAAACTCAAACGATTACGCATGGCAAACTTACGCAGTTGTTCTAAAAAGTTAAACCAACCTTCTTTGTCGTCAGGTTCCATGCTGCGTCCAACATTGTCGCCAAAAAACACTGTCATCTCGCCATCTTCACCAAATAAAATTTGCACAGTGCCGTAGTTCTTGCCGTCACGGCTCTTGTAATCAAATTTAATCAAGTCAGCATCATCTGGATCCAGTATTGAGGCGCCGCCGCTGTTGAACTGCTCAGGCTCAAAGTCCTTGCTTACCAATAGGTTGTAAAGTTGTTGATTTGCGGTGTTTTTCATAACTGTGTATTTAGCGGCTTATACTTATAAAAGGCATGGGCTCGATCACTGCTTCCCCGTGATCGCGCATCTGTGTATGCAGTTCCCCATGATAGCTTTGTAAAAGTTGCATCATGCGTACTACCAACAGTGTAGCCATTACTAGATCGTCAGTTTCGCCTAGTTTTGCTTTATAAGCAGGTCCAGTGGCCACAAAAGTCTTAAGCTCACTGATCAAACTAGCACTTCTAATGCTCATTCTACGTGATTCAATTAAATTTTTTAGTTTGGCACAGGCTGCAAGTTTGGCTTTGTTAGTAGTGTTAAAGCCTTTGCGATGCCTACGCCCGCCAGCTGGTGCGTGTGGATCGCTTAGAAAATAGCCCTTGATGTTCTCTTCTCCAAATTCAGCTATACTGATCAGTGCTGCTTCGCCCACTGTGTTGTTTTCTACGCTGTAGTATATTGCGTTTTCATCTCTAACATGATCATAGATCTGTTGTACTATATCAGCTAACAAACGTATTTGGGCTGGTATGTCAGTTCTGTTGTGCCGCCATTCTCCTACCTGTTCAGTGGAGTTGGCTTCAAAAATTTCTATAGCAGCAGGATCTCCCCCGGTGCCCAGACTAGGATCAAGAGCCACCACATACATCTTGCCCTTTTCTGGTTTTTTAAACCAACGTACTTGACCTGTTTTATAAATTGGTACTGATCCTTCTAAGTCAATCAATGTTGTAGGCGCTATTAATGTTTCATCATTGATAATAAATTCACATTCCATTTCACGCCTAAAACGATCCTCACCTAGAGCCGCTCGCTGTTGTTGAGCCCATGTATCATCACGATCTGGATGTTCTTGCCAGCGAGCTCTAAATGCTTTGAAACCATTTTGGCCTACATCAGTTGGATTGCCAAACGCATCCTCGCACTTGTTTGCACCTTTCCATAACAAAGCAAACTGGTCTTCATCGCTGTTTGGCGTGCTGGTTATAATTGCTTTACCACCAGTGGCCAAGGTAGGACTGATAGAAGTCCAAAACTCTGTGGCAATGGTTGGTCTTACAAATGCAAATTCGTCAGCGTACAAAAGTGAAATACTCATACCACGACCTGTGTTTTCAGTAGTGGTTTGACTTACTATTCGACTGCCGTTATCAAATTCTATACTGCCTTTGTTGTAACTAACAGCACCTGCTCTAATATGATTTGGTACGTTTTCATATCCATATCTTACACGCTGCATGATTTCTTGTGCGCCAAGATATTTGTGCGCTGCCACCAACACAGTTGAATCTGGTATAAACATTGCATACCACAACAAATATCCAGCTGCAATAGTACTTTTGCCTGTTTGTCTAGGCAGCATTGAAATACTGAATCTGTAGTTGTGATAAGTGCTGATTAAACGTTTTTGATATTCAAAGGTCTGCATTTGTATGCGACCTCGCACAGGATGTTGAATAAAGAAAAAGTTATCAAGAAAATACAAAGGACCATTATCAGGATCAGCGCACTTGGCAAACTCCTCAAGTTGTTGATCGCTGTAGATACTGGGTTTGTAGGCTGGTTTAACCAGCGCAATATCAACTGTGCTCATAAAAGTATTTAATGAACATCAGCTGGCATCAAGATCTTTGATTATGGGTTAATTACACCAGCTCTGTTTGGCTTCGCCGTAGTACTCTCTAGCGAATCCATTTGCAATAAGTTGAGCACGTAAGCTCTGGCCATCCAAGATCATGTCGCCTAGCACACGACCACCAAACTTGTCCCATTCGTAGAGTATAACCTGACGCTTCAACGATTTGGCAACGGCATTCTTGGTAAATGCTGAGGCAGCTTCGCCGCGTTGTGCTTCACTGGCACATTGCGCTCTGTGTCCTTTTTCTGGAGTATCAACTCCAAAGATACGCACAGCCAGTTCAGGCTTGAGCGGAGCAGGTAGGAATGGTGCTGAAATTACCACAGTATCACCATCGTTAACACGTATTACCTGTGCGTCGTATGTTACACCCTGTGGTTGTTTCTGGGCATGTGCTGCACCCATCATGGCGAATATGGTGATCAAAGTCGCAAGTATTTTTTGCATGGTCTATCCTTTAGTTTGAAACTTCTTCCCAGCCAAATTTGTACAACACATCACCATTGTTCTGTGTGTAAGACACACACAGGGTCAAGGTGTCGCTGACTCCGTCCACATCGCGTCCCAGTTGCAGACGACGCCTGATATCTTCAGATATCTCCACTTCGTCTCGGCTGGAGCTCAATCCTGCATAGACCACGGTACCATCGCCGACCTGGAATCTAGCTTCATTGG